GATCTTCGAGGATCTGGAAAGACTTGACCAGGACGTCTCGAAAAACTGACGGGCTACGATCCTTTTGGCAGGGAGGTGAGGGAAAGGTGCCAAGTTGGCAGGTTCGGGCGGGCGGCCCGCGTACGTAAGTATAGGCTAGGCCCCAACTTACGTAAACTGCCCCTTGGCACGCCCTTTGCACCTATACCCTAGCCCCAACCGAGCTCTCGAATGCATCCAGAAGTCACCATCAACCCGTACGAGGTTACCTTTCGGACCCGGCACTCGATCGGCTCCGATCTTGTTCGGATTCGGTTCTCCGACGGGAGGCCACTAGTAACGGTCGCTAGAGAGATCGACGGCCACCTTATGCCCGTGCCACTTACGATCCCGCTGGAGGACCTTCTCCAGTACGTAGCGGAGGCGGAGAGGATCCAAGAGGAGAGCGGGGAGCCCCCTTGAGCAGAAGGACTAGCGTTCTTTCCCTCATCCATTCCACCATCATAGGATCTCGCAGATGAAGTCGATTGAAAAAGAGGTGACGGCGAAGCGGAAGACGGTCGGGACCGCCAAGGTTGACCTGGCGGAGTCCATCGAGGAAGCCATTCAGATCCACGGAGAGGCCGAGCTTCTTAAGCTCGTCAACGCCCAAGCGCTCACGAACGAGATGAACCGAATCCGCTCGGCAGCGACGACGAGGCCGACGAAGGAGATGATCGGGAACAAGGCGCTCCAGATCGCAAGTCAGCTGGACCTGAACGGGCTTACGGCAGCCCTTTCGGACGGCAGTGGCCTGTCGATCCAGAAGATCAAGGAACGGTATTGGCAGCAGGCGAAGGACGCTCTCGGAGTCAAGGAAGACGACGAGGAGGCCGACGAGGACTAGACGTTTCCCCTCCACCTGAGGGGCCCGAAAGGGCTCCTCGGGTTTTTGGAGCCTCGGCAGCGGGCTCCACTCGAGGGAGGGAGGGATGCCTTCCCCCGAGCTTTCTTCCTTCCAGCCGCTCGGAGGAGCTCAGAAGGGCTTCTCCGGGTTTAGGAGCGACGACGATGCAAACGAGTTACACGTTCGAGGATCACGAGGACACGGTCGAGCTGGAGCTAGAGGAAACAGAGCAAGGGTGGACCGTACAGGGGAAGGTTCTCCCAACCTCCATGCAACAGAACCTTCAAGGACACTCTCAGGCTTGGCTCTTTCTTTACATCGAGAGATCGGGAGAGGTTATTCTCGGGCCGGCTGGAGTCCAGGTAGAGGGGGATCCGGAGATAGTCGATGCTTTCTTGAAGACGTTGAAGAGACCTCTCATCCCCGCCAGCGAGTTAGAGCTCGAGGAGATCTCGAATCTCGAGCTCGACTTTGACCTCTCAATCCCGGAGCGACCCGATGCGATTTGACTTTCTTCTCAACGACGTTCGTCCGGGGCACTCCGGCCTCGAGACCGCAGCGGCCGAGCTCGTTAATGGACGAGTTGAGCTGGTCGAGATCACACGGAACGACGGGACGAGCGACCAAATCGAGCTCTCACGAAGCGAGGAGATTACGCTCCTCGCGCTCGTCCACGAGTGGGAGAAACGAAGGAGCCTAGCGTGACGGGAGTGACGTTGGACCGGATCATGCACACGGTGATTCCGAGCTCGGTCCTCTGGCCGGACCGTTCGCCAGCGGAGCTCTGCGAGCTCCGAGCGACGAGGACACTCGGTCGGTCGTACAGGGCAAGGGCTCCCAGGGCTCCCAGGGCTCCTCGAGACCCAGCTTTGAAGAAGCTTCGACGCAAGAGGCTCCCGACCGCCCTTGAGGCCATTCGGGCGAGCCTGAGCCCGGAGCAGTTCACCACCCTCCTGAAGCTCCAGGGGTATACGGAATGATGTACCACGGGACACACGAGTTATTATCGATGGACGGTATAAGCAGTTGGTTCAAGATCATGGGACTTACCTGCCTTGGAACCGCTGTTCTCGCTGGCATTCTCTGGCTTCTCGTCGCTTGGAGGTCCTCCACCCACGAACGAGTACGAGAAAATCCTGCGTCGACTCCACGGGATAACCACCAGGCGTGACCTCGACCTCGAGAACATTGCAGCCGAGGCGACGATGCGCCAGTGGAGGACGGGAGTCTCCCCGTCGTACCGTGACCTCCGACGGGCAGTTCTCGAGACCGTCGCTCGTCGGGAGCGCCGGTGGCTTCCCCGAGGGGGCACTCCGACCGAGCTCCCACCCGAGGACCTTCTCGCCGTTCGGGAGGCTCTCTCGAGTCTCTCCCCCTTCGAGCAAGGGCAAGTTCTCTCCTGGCTCTCCAACGGAGCGGACCGTCCGCTCTCGGTTTTCAAGAAACTTAGGGATCTGCTCAAGGACTTCCCCCTATGACTGGCGAAGAAACTAGGATGATTGCACGGGTGCTTCGGTTCTCGACGGGGTGTCGAGCGGTCACGAGGCGGTCGGTTCAGGTGATCTCGGAGAACCTGGCGGTCGCGTTCCTGACCGAGAACCGTCGTTTCAACACCACGCACTTTATGGACCAGGTGCTCGGCCGAATCACAGACGAAACAGAGAAGGAGCAGTGAGATGGACCAGAAAGAACGAGCTGAACGGTTGGAGTCAATGAGGAAGCTCACGGACTTCCTAGAGGCTCATCCCGACCTTCCACTTCCATCCACCTTCGTCTTACATTATCCTCAATGGATCAACTGCCCCACCCTCAAAGACCTTCAACACGCCATTAGAATGTTCCCGAAGACGAGGAGGTCAGAACTCGACGGATCGGAGTTCATTGTCCAGGCGACTCCTCCTGACGGATGGAAGATGAACATCCACCTTGTTTGCCCTAGGAGTCTTATCTGCACCAGACGTCAGGTCGGAGAGCGAATTGTTCCAGCCTCGCCTGAGCGAGTCGTACCGAAGTATGAGTGGGACTGTCCAGACTCCGTCCTTGGTCTCATCGCCGGAGAGCAGACATGACGCCAGGATTCGATCGGTACGAAAAGCGAACGTATCTCTCGCCGACCTCGCTCCTTAACTACGCAAGGTGTCCGAGACTTTACTTCCTGAAGAGCGGGGTTCGTCTCGGCCCTCGGGAGGAACCGAATTACTTCTCGTTCGGCACAGCGATTCACAAGGCGGCGCCCCTTGCGTGTCAGGGTCGGCTCGACGAGGCACTCGAAGCGTTCGACTCAGCGTGGAGCGTCGAGCTCAATGATGATAAGGGACGGGCCCGAGAGCGAGTCCCTTGGATGCTCAAGAGCATCCACCAGTCGACTCGAGGGGTGTTCGAGATTCTCGATCCTCCGGCCAACACACTCCCTCTCGACGACCGAACCTCGCCGTGGGAGATCTCCTTCGCGGTCGACGTTGGGCTTCCGGTTCCGCTCCTCGTTCGAATCGACGGTCGGATCCGCGAGCTTACGAGCGGTCAGGTCTGCCTGGTCGACTTCAAGACCTCCCGAGAGATCTCCACGAGGTACCTTGAGGGCTTCACCGGGTCGCCCCAGTTTTTAACCTACGCCCTTGCGTACTCGATTGGGACGGGGCAGCCAGTGCATCGAGTCTGGCACGTCGCGATTCGAGTCAGTCCGAAGACCACAGAGACCCTGTGCAATCCGGTGGATGTGCGGGAGTACCAGAGCGAGGCACTGCTTCAGTGGATTCGGGAGACCGGAGCTCGGCTCCTCGCGGACGAAGCTCGCCAGGACTTCCCTATGCACTTCACGGGGTGCTCGACGATCCCGATGTTCGGGCAGCCGGGGTACTCCTGTGACTTTCTTAACCTCTGTCACCACGTGCCGAAGTGGACGGACCTGGCGGGAATGTTCCGAGAGTACCCAAAGGAGCCAATCGTGCTCTCAGAGCGGTAAGGAACCGATCTCATGGATGTTACTCCGGAGCAACAATTCGCCTCCCTTGCGAACGCCCTTCGCCTTGGGGCACTTAGGATCCTTCTCGACGGGCGAGCCAGGCCGGTTCGGAGTCTCGCTCGGGACCTTGCAATCAGTGACTCGCTTTGCTCCAGGCACCTAAAGAACCTGGGTCAGGTGAATCTCCTTCGAACATTCAAGAGCGGGCGAGTCCGTTACTACGTAGTGGATCGGGACAACGTCGCTAACCTCGTTGGAGTCTTAGGAGCCTCTCGATGAAGCTAGGCGAGCTCAATCCGAAGGTCCAGTCCGTTCTGATCTACGGTCCTCCGGGCACCGGGAAGACCTGTTTCGTCCTGACGCTCGGGGAGCGCCTGCACTTTCTCGACCTCGAGGCCGGAGTCTCGAGCGGAGCATTCCTCGCAGACCGATTTACCCCTGAGCGCCACAAAGTCGACGTCAAGCAGTTCTCCGACCCGGACCTCAAGTCCCCTCGGATGCTCGATGAGGTCAAGAACTACATTCTCGAGGTTCAGCGACGAATCCGCAAAGGGGACTTCCCCTTCGAGGCGATCTGCATTGACTCCCTATCCGCCGTCGCGACCTCGGCGCTCCGAACAACCATGCTCCGAGCTGGCAAAGCCGAGAACGTCAACCCAGCGATCCAGGACTGGGGAGCTGCGATTCTCGAGGTCCAGAACGTCGCATTCATGCTCCGGAACCTCCCGATCCTTTCGATCCTCATCGCTCACACTCAGCTTGTCGAGATCGGCTCTGAGAAAAACAAGCGGACCGTTCCGAGGCTCGGCGTTTACGGACGTAACCTTCCTGACCTGATAATGGGACCCTTCGATGAAGTATGGTTCGCAGAGGCCCGAGACGCCCCAGGGGGCAAGACTCGGTTCTGTCTCCGCACGATCTCCACCGCGGACGTAATCGCACGAACCCGCTTTCAGCTCCCGGATCCAACCGACATGACTCAGGGACTCCCCGAGATCCTTTCCACCCTTAACAGAGAGAAGACCCCATGACCCTTCTTGACTTTGACTACGACGCAACACCGGATCGCGTTCCTCCGATTCCGGCCGGAGTTTACGAGGCCCGCATCATCGACGTTCCCGTCCTTGCTGAGGAGCAAGGGAAGGACGGTCGGGAGGTCAACACCTTCACGGTGAAGAGTCAGATCCTCCCTCAGTACGACGAGGCCGCGAACAATCGGATCATCACTCACAAGATCTGGATCGATGCGGATCCGCTCTCTGCGGGTCGAGTGATGGTCAAGCACCTTTGCACGAGCTCAGGGTACATCCCCGCAAAGGGGCAGCTTGATCCCGAGGCCCTCAACCAGCGGGTGGTCCGCCTGCTGATCACCCAACGGGCCGGGCAGAACAAGGAGACCGGTGAGTCGGAGCTTTACTCGAACGTTCGAGATTACCTCCCGCCGGAGGCGTGAGTTTCTTCTTCGCCGGGGTCAGGGGGGAGGTGTCTCCCCCTTGGCCCTTTTGCAGGTTTCTTCTCCACCTTGTGCGACGGCGCACGCATTTTCGAAAGGGGCCAACAATGGCCGAAAATGGGTTCACGTACGTGATGCACGGGCAGCAAAGTGCTCGCCAGGGCCTGCGGCGGTGGCCGAAGGGCGACGGGAGCGACGACCTGGGGATCGCGACCTTCAAGAGCCTGCCGGAGCTCTACGCAGGTCAGCGCAAGCTCACTGATGGCATGCTGGCGCTCGAGCACTACGACTGGGGCGACACTGCTCCGCCTCGGTCGGAGCAGGTCGACGTGCATCGGGTCGAGGTCTTCGTCGGGAGTGATGACCCGGACTTCGAGGGCACCACCATGGTGTACGAGATGTCGAACCGGTTCGAGGGCCAGGCCCTCTGGGATGCCCAGAGCGTCGCGATCAACTCGATCGCCTCCGACGCGGGCTTCGTCGAGCCGAAGATCATCGGGTGATCACCCCCCGTCTCCGGAGAGATCCGGCGGCGGGGGATTTGATGGAGTACGATGGCATGCGAGTCACATTCGACGAGGTATCGGTGACAGGGTTCCGGACTTGGCGCGACGAGCACAGCAAGCGGCGCCAGGAAACGCGCACGTTTCGGCAGACGATCAATCCATTCAACCAGAACCTTGACGGCAGCGTGAAGACCCGTGCTCAGATCACAAGTGAGCTCGTGGCCGCACGAGATGCATGGCTGCGTACGCTACGCGGCGAGCTGGAGTCCAAGTCATGACCGACACGACAAACTCCGCGACCAGCGCAACGCCACGCGACTTCGGAGCTGACCTCCAGCGGCTTAGCGATGAGTGTGCGAGGCTGCGAGCACTGAGGAAGCACAACCTTGAGCGAATGGTCCAGATCCGGTGCTCCATATGTGGCCGTCGTGGCGTGCTGGTTGGTTCAGGCAAGAATATCCTTGGCGTCTGTTCTCACCTGTATTCCGCGATCAAGCAATTAGCTTCCGAGGCAGTGCCAGAAGACCTTCGGGACGCAGCGATGCCGTTCGTGTTCGGCATTCAGATCGAGCAGTTACCGGAAAAGGAGCTCAAGTCATGACCGACCGCTGCCTAGGCTACGGACCGCTCGAGGGCAAGTGCACGGAGCCCGCCGGCACACCGTGGTCGCCGTACTGGTGCCAACGGTGCGATGAGCTGCGGCGCGAGACGATTAGCCGCGAGCTGAATGCGTTTATCGCAAACTTGAAAGAGCGTAGGAAGCTGGAGTCCAAGTCATGACCGACTACTGCCCCGGCTACGGCCAATTCGCTGGCCGTTGCACAGAACCTGAGGGGAAATGGTCTACCAATTTGTGCCCGGACTGCGAGCAGCTGCGGCGTGAGACTGTCCGGGATGAGCTGGAGACGTTTCGAGAGCTGCTACAGAAGCGGCGGAATCGGGAAACCAAGGCGTGAAGCGTAGGCCATTGAACTGCTCCAGATGCGGCCGCTTCGTCGGACCTGACGGCTACGACGATGTGATCGAGGTCCAGTGGGGCCTGTACGAAGAGGGTTATCCCCTGTGCGGGCGGTGCTTGCGGCGGGAGCAGCGGGAGCAGGAGGGGAAAGCGAAGGAGGTCAAGTCATGATTCCAGGTTCCAAGCCACGCGCTATTGCATCGTTCATCTATATCCCGCACGGTGACCAGGAGCTTCCACGCACTTGCCCGAACGATGGAGAGAGGTTCGTCGGAGTACCTTACGGATACTATGCGGAGAATAGTCTCCATTTTATTGAGGTATACCGTGGTGAGCAGTTGGTGGCCACGGTAAACTATGCTGATATTTCCTACATCGAGTACCCCACCAATATCGGGACACACGAAGCGAAGGAGTCCAAGTCATGACCATCCACAGCGACAGCATGAAAGCCGCATACGAGGGCGTCCGACAGTTCATGAAGGATGCCATCCCGCGTTTGACACCTGGGTCACGCCAGATGTTTATCTCGATGTATTCACCTGGATTCCCCAATAAGCCCATAGAGGCCATTGTCGACAGCATGCCTGACGAGAAGATCGACTGGGCGTGCGCACAGATTGAACAGACACTCGCGAAGCAGGAGCCCAAGTCGACTCACGAGAGGAATCTCTATCGGATCCAGAGTGAAGGTCGGTCGATATACGTTGTCGCAGCCAACTGGTCCATCGCTATGCAGCGATGGAAGCAGTTGATCGCTGCGGAGAAGCAAATTGCTGTCGGTCCTGTCGCGGAGTACTATAATATCGAGAGAGTGTGTGACGATCGAGACCTGATCGCTGATGTGGTTTGTTTAACGGAGGACAAGTCATGAGAGTACCACGCTGGGCGATCGGTGAGATCATCGGCATTGCGTTCTTGGGCACCGTACTCATGTTCGCCTACGTGATTGCACAACACAGCAGCCGGCCCGGAGGTGCCGGCGAGCAGATCGAGGTGCGATTCGACGATGGCAGTGCGACGCTGGTACTCGATCGCATCCCGCAACTTGAGGCCGACGTGTTCGCAACCGTCACGACGGACGGTACGCTGATCTACTGGATTCCCCTAGCGGGGGGAGACTCAGGATACATCTACCATGACACAGGCAACAAGATTTGTCGTTGGCTTGCTCGTCGTCAGCATGATGGCACTTTCCGCCTCGGCGGACCTCCCGAACGCCCTGCTGTGGATCGGGCTACGGACGACCTCGGTGCTCTCATCTGGTCTCCACTACACGCCGGCGTCGATGCCGGCCGCTGAGACGCACTATCAGGGCTCACATTGGAGCAATGGCAGCATCTACATCTGGAGCGGAAGCATCACGTGGCCGCCGACCGTGTTCGCACCGAGGCGCCATCGCATCGTCCAGATCGTGCGCCTCAGCTCGATGGACCCAACCGGAGTGACTGGGCTGCACCTGAGCCTGGCCGGAGACGGTAAAGCATTCGACGCTGTCGCAAAGTGAAGGTGAAGATTCTACCTGGAGCAAAGTAGTGATCTCGCAAACCGAGTGGATTACAGCCACACAACTTCACGAGGTGATCACCAGCCTAATAGCGCTGAGAACGGAGGTGTGCCTTGCCGAGGAAGCTCACCGAAGGGCGAAGGATCATCTGGATCGGGTTACGGATCGGTTCGAGAAGGCGCAGAAGCAGTACGAACATCTACGAGGATCGCCAAGGGACTATGCGGCATAACCTCAGAAAGGATCGAGCTATGAACATACTCGTGATGATTCTGATCGTGATCCTGATCTTCGCCTTGATGGGCGGTGGTTACGGTTGGCATACCGGCAACCACCTCTTCACTGGCGGCAGCAGTCTCATCGGGCTCATCCTGATCATCGTGATCATCCTACTGCTCTTAGGCCGCCTGTGATCTCGATCGAAAGGATTCTATGAGAGAGTTTCATTGGGATACACACCAAGGATGCTTCGTCAGGGTGTACCCAGAAGAGCGCGGTAAGCTCGGTGCAGAAAGGATCGTAACGATGGGCGAATGGATGATGACGTGGTTCGAGTACAAGCACCTACCTCTAGGGCTTCAGGAGGTTTCGAAGTGGTTTCGCGACGTAGCTGATCTAATCGTGGAGAAGATCGAACCGGGTCCCGAACGTACGGTGGCGCTCCGTAAGTTGCTTGAAGCAAAGGACGCTGCAGTCCGAGCAAAGCTTCATCCGGGGGGTTAACCTTGCGACTTCTCCTCTGGGCCACCGTTATCGCTCTTGCCATGGCCCCTCAGTACGGATACGAGAAGGCCCGGCCACTTTGTCTCCTCGTCGGGCTCGGTCTCTTCCTCATCGCAATGACCGATCGGAGCTCCACTGATGACTCGAGATGAGCTTCGAGAACAAATCGTCTTCCAAGTTGAGTTTGGTCCAGGAAGGCGCGAACGAACAGTCTTTGCCTCCGTAGACATCGAAGCATCCGCCACCGTCGAAGACGAGGAGCTAATACGATCCCAAGGTAGGATTCTCGAGACTGTACGGAACGAGCTAGCGGAGCAAATCGTAGACTTAGTGCTTGGTCCAAAGGAGACGACTCCGTGAAGATCCTCATCCCGACCCTCGCCGCGCACCCGCTTCTCCTCCCGACGGTCGCAGTTCACCGGGCCCAAGCTCCAGGGGTTCCACTCTACGTCATTGGACCAGTCGGGGAGGAGCTCAGCGCACAGCTGAGGCCCTTAGACGTGTTTGTCCTGGTCGAGCCAGCTCGAGGCTTTTCCTCCCAAGTCAATCGAGGGTTCGAGCTCCTCGGACTCCGAGAGGACATCCTCCTCGTCAACGACGATACGATACCGCTGACTCCGAACTGGTATGAGTGCCTCAGCACCTTGGACTACTCTAGGTTCGACCGAAAGGTGGCCGGAGTCGGGCCCCTCACCAACTACGGAGCGAGACGGCAACTATGGGACCAGTCGGAAGCGGTACTGGAGCATCCTTGGCTTGACTGCCTATCCTTCTTCTGGATCCTCCTTCGAGCCCAAGCCCTTCGAGAGGTTGGTCAGCTCGACAAACTGTTCGACCCGGGTTACTGCGAGGATCTTGACTGGTGCCTTCGAGCCAGCAAGGCTGGATGGTCCTTCCTTCGACATCAAAGCCTCGTGGTCTGGCACTGGGGCTCCCAGACCGCGGGGCCAGAGTGGCGTTCTCTCGAGAAACAAGCCCTAGAGAAGTTTGCTAACAAGTGGAAAGGACGTCAATGGACACAGCTTGCGAAGTGACGGACCGGGAGGCCCAACCCCGACTCACTGTCCTTCTCTCCTCCATCCTAGTCCCCTCCGATCGGGCTCGACGAGAGTTCAAGCCGGCCGAGATCGAGTCCCTTCGAGAGTCCATTCGAGAACGAGGCCTCATCAACCCCATTACGGTGACGAGGCTCGAGAAGCCAGTCGACGAGAGGCTCTACAAGCTCGTTGCGGGGGAACGGAGGCTCCGGGCCTGTGCGCAGATTCCCCTTCGGGAGGTTCCTGTTTGTCTCTTCGAGGGCCTTAGCCCGCTGGAACAAAGGGAGATCGAGCTCGACGAAAACATCCATCGCTCGAGTCTTACTTGGCAGGAGCGGATCGCCCTCGTTGCGGAGATCGACGCGGTTAAGAAGAAGGTGCATGAGAACGATCCAGTCGAATGGACGATGGGAAGGACAGCGGAGGAGCTCCAGATGGAAAAGAGTTCGGTGCAGAGACAGATTCGATTCGCCCTGAAGTTGAAAGAACGTCCAGATTTGGCAGATCGGGTGGTGGGCCTGCCAATGACTGCCGCAATGAAGCAGATTCAGAGGTTTGAGGAGGCTGAGCGCCTCGATCGACTTCGGACCTCCGGCCAGCTCCACATCACCTCGCAGTTCCACCTCGGACCGGCGTACCCGTTTCTCCTGACGCTCCAGAGTGGCTCAGTCGACCTCGTCGTGACAGACCCGCCGTACGGGATGACGGAGCTCGCGGATCGGGAGGGGGAGGCTCGGGAGGGTGTTAACTACACGACCCGGCTCAAGCCGGGGGACAACCTCTCCTCCTCAACGGTCCTAAAGCTCCTTGCGGAGGTTGGTCGGGAGCTCTCCCGAGTCATGAAGGATGGAGCACATCTTTATCTCTTCACAACCAGCGAGAACCACACCGAGATCTGGGAGCTCCTTACCTCTCTTGGCTTCGACCTGGAGGTCCAGCCCCTCATCTGGAATAAGGGACTCGCCACGACCGTCTTCACCGGGTATAACTATCCGTCCTGTTACGAGCAGCTCATCTTTGGCCACCGAGCGAAGCGATCTCGCCGTCTCGTCAAGCCCACGAAGTCGATTCTCGAGTTCCCTCCAGTCCATTCAAACCTCAAGCTCCACCCGTTCGAGAAGCCCCCGGCGCTCCTTGAGTTCCTCATCGAGCAGAGCACGGTTAAGGGTGAGGTCGTTCTCGATCCCTTCGCCGGGAGCGCAGCGACGCTCTGTGCGGCGCTTCGCCTCGGCCGGCAAGCGATCGGGTGCGAGATAGACCCTGAGCACTACAACCTGGCGCTTGGGAGACTAGCGGAGGTTAAGGCTAGACAAGGAGTTGTGTGATGGAAAGGTGCTGTCAGTGCAATGTGGGAGATCCGACGATTGTGTGGACACCGAAGCTTAGTGGAACAGAGCGAAGGTTCTGTGGGGTGAAGTGTTTACTAGAGTTCCTAGAGCACGGAAACAATCGTGAGGAGAATGAAACTAACATTAAGATGGCCTGGGACGCAGGGTTCCTGAGGGGTTATGAGATTGGATTCGAAGAGGGTCAAAAATGACCATCACCGTCCACCCCTTTGGTCCTCGAAGCGCGAAGATCGTCATCATCGGGGAGGCTCCAGGGTCGGAGGAGGAAGCTCGAGGCGTCCCGTTCATTGGACCCTCAGGTCGGATGCTAGACCGTCTTCTCGCTGGAGCCGGGATCTCCCGCTCCGCGTGCTATCTTACGAACGTGATGAAGGTGCGTCCGCCAAGCAATGACTTCGGGTACTTCTATGAGGATTCTCTCAAGCGAAACAAGCCTAAGCCCGAGCTTCTCGCAGGGTGGGAGAGCCTGCGAGCCGAGGTCCGATCTCTTTCTCCCTCTATCCTCGTGCCTCTGGGGGCGGAGGCACTTAGAGCCATCCTCCCTGCTCGGAAGGGAATTGAGGCTCACCGAGGTTTCGTCCACCGACTTACAGAGATTCACCCGGGTCTCCCGGTCGTTGCCACTTATCACCCCGCGAATCTCTTTCGAGCTCCAGAGAACTATCCCATTACGGCCCTTGATCTTAAGAAAGCCGGCCGGATTGCGATCTCCGGACCTCGAGAGAGGTCCTACAGCATCCTCACCGGTCTCAACTTCCGTCGCATTGTCGCGGTCCTTCAAGGAATTGCAGCGGGTGCTCTCGGACCTCGAATCTCCTTCGACATCGAGACCGTTGGGCAGCACACCCGATGCCTCGGGCTTGCTTGGAGCGAGACCCACGCGCTAGTGGTCCCGTTTCTCCAGCGTCGTAGTGGGATCAGTCTCGATGAGACTGAGAGCCCTTTCGAGAACGCGTGGACCGAGGAGGAAGAACGGCAGATCCTCGACGTGCTCTTTCGAATATTCTCGAATCCGGGGATCGAGAAGGTCGCCCAGAACTTCCCGTTTGACTCAACGATCCTCGAGCAGGACTTCGGCCTCCCGTGCGTGGGGCTCGCCGTGGATACGCTCTTGCTCTCACACTCGTGCCACTCGGAGCTCCCGAAGTCCCTCGACTTTCTGACAAGCATCTACACGGACCTCCACAAGTACAGCGACTATAATAGCTCGCTTGACTCAAGCACCTGGACCTACAACGGATTCGACTGCTGCGTCACCTTCGAGGTGGCGGGAGTGCTCGAGGGCGAGGCTCGGGAGCTAGGCTGTTGGGAGCACTTTCAAACCATCGTAATGCCAGCGATGCACGCACTTACGCGTGTTCAGAATCGGGGCGTCCGGGTGGACGAGGTCTTTCGAGCGACGAGAAGACAAAGTTGTCAGCAACGGGAGGTCGAGCTTCTCCAGGGGATCCACGCTCTCGCCGGTCAGGAGCTCAATCCGAACTCCCCTAAGCAGATGAAGGAATACCTTTACGGAGAGCTCAAGCTCCCAAAGCGTCGACTCCGGGGCGAGGTCACCGTGAACGAGGACGCGCTTCGAGCTCTCGCCAGGAAGTTTCCACAGCACGAGCCCCTGCTCCGAACGGTCCTAGAGTACCGAGGCGAGCGAAAGTTCCGGTCGACCTACCTCGAGGCTCGACTCCGGGAGGACCATCGACTCACCACTAGCTACAACGTCGCAGGGACGGTGAACGGGAGGATCTCCTCTGGAAAGACGATATTCGGGATTGGGGGGAATCTCCAGAACGTTCCAAAGAACGCCAGGCCGATGTTTCTTCCCGAGGAAGGTCACGTCTGGATTAAAGTCGATCTCTCCCAAGCAGAAGTTCGAGTCGTTGCTTGGATCGCTAGGATTCACCCACTGATTGAAAGGTTCCTCGATGAGCCAGGGTTCGACATCCATCGATGGAGTGCGAGTCTGGTATTCGGAGTTAGTGAGGACACAGTCTCTTCTGCTCAGCGTGCGATTGGAAAGATCGGAGTACATGGGGGAAACTACGGTCTCGGACCTCAAAAAGCTTCTACTCTCTACGATATCCCTTTCCAAGACGCTAAGCGATCACTTGAGGGATACCGCTCAGCGATACCAGAGCTACAAACTTGGTGGACAGATGTCCAGAATCAGCTACAGGCTACAAGAGTGCTCCGAACTCCTCTCGGCCGAGTCCGACGGTTCCTCGGCCTCTTCAACGACGAGCTCTATCGCTCCGCCTACTCCTTCATCCCCCAAGCAGTCGTCGCCGACGTCATTGCAATCGCGTTTACTCGAGCGGAGCAAATCCTCGTCCCCGCGGTCCCTACGCTCCAGGTCCATGACGAGATTAACTTCTCTTGCCCCCGCTCCCACCTTCCACGATGTCTCGAGCTTCTCCATTCCGTCATGTGGGTCGAGATCCCCGTTGATGGCGTTGCCCGTCCATTGGTGATTCCATGGAAAGTAACGGTCGGGAAGGACTGGTTCAACCAACATCCGGTGGAGGAGTTTCTTGGAGCCTAGCATTATCCACCAATTTATGTCCCTGTATGAGGGAACCGAGGTCCCGCCGGTCTACGCTCTCTGGAACGGGCTTTTCTCCATATCCGCAGCCCTTGGCCGAAATGTCTGTCTTCGCTTTAACTACGACGTGTATCCGAACCTTTACGTTGTTTACGTGGCGGGCTCAGGGCTATGTCGGAAGAGCACCGCGATTAAGGGGGTTAGCTCAGTCCTCCACCAAGTCAAGCCGAAGATATCCCTCCTGGCTCAGCAGGCCACTCCCGAGGCAATCGTTGAGGCCCTTGCTCCCACGCCCGTCCCACCTCTCCCAGGTCGGGTCTCCCTCGAAGTAGTGTCCTCCGGAGTAATCATCGCCGACGAGCTTACAACCTTTCTCAATCGAGGGAGTGTCGAGCGGGGGATGGTTAACCTTCTTAACGCTCTCTACGATTCTCCTGACTTCCACACCTACCATACTCGGGGTCGAGGGAAGGAAGAGCTCCGAAATGTCTGTGTTTGTCTCCTTGGAGGCTCTACGATCCCGCTCATTCGAGAGGAGTTCCCAAAGCAGGCGACCGGGGCCGGCCTTACCTCTCGCATCAACTTCGTCTACGTTCCAGCCGCAATGCCTCGAGTAGCGTTCGTCCCGGATGTTGAGCGTCGACACGGGATTCGGGATCGAATCGTCGAGCGGCTCAGTTGGATCCGCACGAATGTGCAGGGAGAGATCACGGTGGACCAAGTGGCCCTTCAGCTCTTCAAGAAGTACTACGAAGGCATTATGTGTGACTTCACGCGGCCGGAGAATGCACCGCTCCAGGACATCCCAGGGTACCCGGATCGGCGTCATATGCACTGGCTCACCCTCGCCATCCTTTGTCGAATGGCTCGGGAGCCCTCCCTCGTCATCTCAGAGCAGGACCTTAATGAGGGGCTTCAGATCCTCCACACAACAGAGCAGTTCCTTCCCATGCTCGTTCGAGGGATCGCCTCGAGTGAGTCAGGGGACTTCCTCGAGGCGATCTACAAGACCATTACGGCCCGAGCGGACGGGGTGAACCGACAGCAGCTAGTTTTTCTCTTTCAGAATCGACTTAAGCCCTCCGAAATGGACGAGCTTATCAAGTCGCTTCAAATGGCAGGAAGGATTCAAGAGATCTCAAGGGGTCCCGGGAACATTCACTACGTGAAGAGAGAACGAGGCTAGCTGACGATAAGGGATTCCCTAGCCCTTCGCCACGCGGAGCCTCCGATCTGGACCCAGTCCCGTCGAACCTGTTTCTCCGCCACGCCAATCGTTCGCACGAGTGACCACAGTCGAGCATTCGCGTCAGAGAGCTTCTCTCCCTTCGCAGTCGCGATCCCGAGGATCGACTCGGTGGTCCATCGGGAGTCTCGAAAGCAGTTAAGGCGGAAGCCCCAGAAGTGCTCCTCGCTCTCGAGGCCCAGGAGCTCCGCCCGACCCTCCGCCTCTCGAGCCGGCCAGGGCCAGCGAGAGACCACCGCTGCAATGACCCACTTCTCTCCGATCGGACCTCCCGTTCGGAGGAGCTCAGAGAGCTTTCCCTCTCGACACTCGCCCAGAGCGAAGATGACGGGGTTAAGGCGAAGGTTCACCGCGGAGACGAAGCCGTCGTGCATTCCAAGCGTAACTGGGCCAGTGAAGGACTCCCGCCGAAGCAACGCTTCGAGCTCCTTCCGCTCGAACAACCGATCGATGTCGCCGCCACTGACGAACCTCCCCACGATCCCGGTCGGGACCTGAGCGCCCATCCCATCATCCATAACGCCAACTGCACCTACGCTGAAGAGAGTGGATGGGTGCCACTCTCCATGCCAGTACTTTGTTAGGGCGTAGGTCGAGTCGCTACCCCGATAAGGGAAGCCAAGGGCTCGAAGCAGGGCCGGATGGGTGATCTCGACGTCGCTCCCGACTACGAGGCCAGGACCCTCAAGCGCCCCGTGACCCCGCTCCCGAACAATGAGCTCTGCCTCTTCCCCTCGCTCCACCAGCTCGTCCCCCTCGAGCTTAAGGTGCCGCTCCAACGCCGACAGCATCCCGTCGCACTGCATCCGGATTTTCACGGTTGAGTCTCCTAATGGATCGAGCGAGCCTCTCTGGCACGCTATCCAGGCTAATTGCTTTGCGCCTCGCGGCCTCGAGGAGAAGCCGCCGCAGGTCGCTCCTAGTCGCTACTCCGAAGTTCCCGAGGTAGTCGAGTGCTCGGTCGATCTCGACCTGGTCACGATGGGCGGTCAGGGCCCCGGAGAACACGACGGCCTTGTTGGAGAGAAGCCTCTTCTCGTCAATCTCGATTGGACTCCGGCGAAGGGCCCTCTGGAGCTCGGGAGTAAGGATCTCGCTCTCAAGGATCCTCTTAACATCCGCATTGTACTCGCGAATCACTTCTCTCGGTGCATCGATCCGACCGAGCTCTCGGTAGAGCTCCTCTTGCTTATCTCGAAGGTCCCAGACCTTCCGACCGACCTCCCACTTTTCCTTCTCTCGCTCGCTTCGAGCGGTTCGGAGACCGAAGATTCCAGACATCACCGCAAGCATGTGGTTCCCGTCCCGCACGTTCACCTCGGTCCACGCTGCCGCGACTGGGATCGGTTGGAACTGGCCGACGACGTCCTTCCCGAGAGCGAAGAGCTTTCGGACGAGCGGGTCGGTCGGGTGCCACAAACGATCGCCCTTCCAATCCTCCACGGCCTGGCCAGTCAGGAACGCATTAACCATAGCGACGGCTTGACCGAAGAGCGGGGCGGTCATGTTCCGAGTGGTCTTTCGGAAGTTGGTGAAGGAGGTTTCAAGGCCCTTCCCGACGTCCTGGCCGAAGGTCGCCTCGAGGACCGGCAACACCATGACCTCCCAGTAGTCCTTATCGTAGTTAAGGAGGTCGATGTAGATGTCACGGTCCCTGGCGTCCTTCACCCCAGTCTTGACCTGATAGAGATCTCGAAGCTGCTCAAGCGTCTCAGGTTCCTCTGGCCACTCCCCGTTCAGGATCCTCGAAGCGACCGAGGCGATCGCTGCAGTGAAGAGAAGACTCATCGGGATGTTCTGTCGGCTCCGCCAACCCCGTCCATCCCGCCACTGGAACAGCGCCTTCCACATCGTTCGGAAGTTACCCTCACGGAAGCCGGGCGCGAGAAAGAACAAGCGGAGGAGCGAGGTCATCGTGCCAGAGCGTCCGAAGAGCCTCTCGTTCATCTCTCCGTAGAAGTTCTGAAGCTCGATTACGATCTCCTGGTCCTCAGCGCTCGTCAGGGGACGGCCAAGTCGGGCCTCCTTCTGCTGGACCTCTCGGGCGAACTTGAGGAACTTGAGCTGCGGGATGATCTGGTCGAAGAGTTGGCTCGTGTAGAATCGAATGGGCTTGAATGGCGTAGCGACTGCCTTCCCGACCAAGCCCTTTCCGTCCAACCAGTCCATCACGCGGGACCACTGATCCGTCGAGGTACGCTCGAGAGTCGAGATGTTTCCGCCTCCGGCCTCGAGCAACCGAATGTACAGGGGGTCCTTGAATCGCGGGTCGTCCTTCTTGAAACCCAAGGAGACCGCATCTCGCCAGTTGCGGGGGTCGAGCAGTCCGTACCGCCCGCCATTGACAATCGCCTGCTTAATCATCGTCCAGTGGTGGAAGGTCGGAGTGAAGAGCTTGACGTTCCGAACGAACGCGGAGCTCTCGCGAAGAGTGTTCAGGAACTTCGAGTGAGTAACCTGGTTAATTCGAATAAGGTTCTCCATGAGCCACGCGACGTCTGGGTCGAGGAGGTAACCAGCGAAGGTCGGATCCGGCACGGTCTTCCACCGTTCCTTCTGCCACTCCTTTGCGTCTTTCTCTCGAACGATGTAATCGCCCTCCCCGGCCTGAACCATGTCGAGCTGGAGCTCTCTCATCGCGAACCGTTCAGTGGCCTTACGGGTCTCCCAGAGGAGGTTATCGACGGGATTGACGTACTTATGCTTGAGCCCAGCTCCGACCGCGTCGGCGTAGGTCAGGAAGCGCTTAGCCTTAAGGAACCCAAGGTGCGTTCGGTAGAACGAGTTGTAGAAGCTCTTTGCGGCCTTCTCGTCCGTATACAGACCGTTCCAGTAATCCGCGGCCCAGCGAGGGGTGTTGTCGCTGGCTAGCGCAGCGAGAGCGAAGTTGAAGTCCCGGAGCTTCTGAATCGCCGCAAGGATCTTCGGGTCGCGGAGAGGGTGGTCCGGAGCTAAGTGTTGGAGAGCCTCAGCCTTAACGGCCTGGCCTTTCTTAGTCGGAGGGTCCCCTTGAATGAGCTTGAAGGTCTCGAGGTCGGACTCACTGAACTGCAGGAGGTACCGGCGGAGCTGGCCGGCGGTCAGACCACCAAGCTCCTCGAGCTCCCGAACTTCGAGCTTAGCGACCCGACTCTCTGGAAGAAACGCCGTTCGGACGATCCGCGCTGCGAGCTCCCGACCGTGAAGCCGCTCGACGATCTTCCGCGGCTCGACTCCCGACCTCTGGGCCACTCGGGCAAGGAGATCCCCCAACGCATGGAAGCCCTGAGCAGGCGAGAACACGATTCCTTGGCCGCCGGGCTTCCTCGAGCCCCTCGCAATCACTCCGGCCGCACCGAGGAACTTCTTCGCCTCCGTCGAGAGCGCTTCGAACTCGGCCTCGGAGAGGTGTGGCGGTCGGCGAGGAGCCCGCACCTCACGAAGGATGCCCAGGGGCGGGACAGTGACCGAGCCCTCCTTCGCCCCTCCCACCACCGCCTTAATGCGGTTACGGGCTTCGAGGCCCAGAGCCCGCACCACGTCGAAGTCAAGACCAGTGAACTTTCTCAGGGCGGCGATGAACGGAGCGTCCGATCCGCTCTCCTTCGCCCGACCGACGATGTACAGGGCCTTGTCGAGGTCCGTCTCGAAGCTCAGAGAGACCTTCCCCAGCTTCGGCTTCGCCCTGGAGAGGCGGTCGCTCAGGACGAACTCACCCTTCGGAGGTTTCTGTTTCGCCCCAATGCCTGCGTCGCGAGCGAACTGAGAGATCCGTTCGGCTTCCTCAGGGGTCAGCGGCCGGGGCTTCGTCTTGACGTCGTTGAGAAGGGTTTGAAGGTCGGGCGGGAGGGGCGGCTTTGCTTCCTTCGAGGTGAAGAAGTCCCGGCGTTCTTGGAGAAGGGCCGTGAGCTCCGGCCCGAGGCGATCGCGAGCCTCCGTCTCGCCCTCCTGAGCCAGCGTGAACAGGGCGTTCCCGGCAGAGCGGGAGAGCTTCTTCTCCTCGAGCTTCGTGTCGATCTCGCGCTGGATCTCCGATCGCTTCCGCTTTGGAGCCGGGGCCGGATCTACTTCTTTCGATGCTTGAAGAACTCCACCTGCCGGAGCCTCTTCTCCGCGGCTTTCCGCGATCGGAGGACCTTGCTCAGCTTCTTCCCCTTGCTGCTCACCACTACGAATCCGCTCCCGACTTTCCTGATCGACATCGGTGGGGGCTCCAGGCGGGACTTCAGTCAGGGGCTCCTCCTCCTGAGCTTCCTCCGCCTCCACCAACGCGTCCAGGGCCGGCTTGATCGCAGGGAAGAGCTTCTCGATCTCCGCCCGTTCCTCCGGGCTCCGAAGCGCTCCCTCGAGAGCCGCCCGAGCCTCCTCCTCACTCTCGAACCCCCGCTCGCCCTCCTCAGGCATCATCCTCGCCACGATCGCAGCCTTCGCAGCCTCGGGGCTCGCCTTGACCTGAGCGTTCAGCTCCTTCACCAGCTCCGCTCGTTGCGTCCGAGAGAGCCCCCCAACCTCCCGCAGGGACATTCCCTCCATAACGGCCGGAACCGCTCCGAACGCCCCGCCAATCAGCGCACCGACGAGCGCTCCCCACGCGCCCTCCCGATTCCCTTGCTGGAGCGCATCGAACAGGCGGAGGCGGAACTCCTCGTTAAGTCCTGTATCCGCAAGGAGGTCCACCACCGGAGCGAAGAGCCCTTGACCGTACTCCTGAGCAGCCTCTTCCACTGCCTGATTCACCACCGTCGCTCCCATCCGAAGGCCCCCCGGCTGGAGCGTTCGCTTCAAGAGCTTCTCGACGAGCCCACCGAGGTACTTGCCACCTCCAGCGCGGGAGACCCTGCCCATCCAATTCACAAAGGGGACAGCCTCAGAGGCACCAAGCAAGCCGTGTCCCGTTAGGAGCACCCCGACGGTCCAGTTGCTAACGTCTTGTCCACTGAGCTCTCTCTCGAGGATCCCTCGATTCCCCTCATCCAAGCCCATTCCGACTCCGAGCATTCCAGACGTCACGAGCGCAGCTTTCCTCGCGCTTCCGAAGGTGCTCACAAGGCTCCCTGCACCCGCAAGGCTCGCCAGGGCAAAGAGCGAAGCGGAGGTCGCACCTCCGACTAGCATGTTCTGGAACCAGTAGTCCGGATTGCTCGGAACGACCTGGCGCAGGGCCTCCTCGAGGTTATCCCGAAGCGGCTCGATCTCCGTGCCGAGGACCTTGTTGATCCCTCGCGTCGTAAGGTCGTACCCCGTTGCAGGAAGGCCGTAGACCGTCCCAAGGAACGTCTGAGCCATCTGCTGGAACGCCGCTCGAGGTCGGGAGATGTCTCGGTTCGATTGAATGTCGTGGAGGACTCGGTCGGAGCTGCTCTCGCGCCCACCGAAGTACCTCCGGAACGGGTCGATCATCGCGTCCGCGAGTGCCTGATCCTTCAAGTCTCCGACGAGAAGCTGGTCCAGGAGGACCGGGTTCCCGTCCCTCGCGCGGAGGTACGCAAGGATCTCCGAAACGTTCCCGCCGTTTTGGAGGGTCGAGAGCACGAGCTCCCGATGTGCTCCCCGAAGCCGACCCTCGACCTCCCGAGTAATCCGCGATCGGAAGACCTCCGGGTCCCCTCCCGTTGGCATCTCGACGTCGAAAGACTGGTCAGGGGCCTCGGGAGTCGGAGTCCCCAGAGGCTCCGAAGCGGGAGCTCGGGCCTCCTCCCGCCCGCCCATCGAACGGAACAGCTCCTGGAGCTTTCGCTCCTCTGCCTCGTCCTCCCCTCCGAAGAGCCGAAAGTCAGTTTGCTCGGCCACTTCGGAGCTCCTTCACGATCTCGGCGATCCGACGCTCGAGCTCCTCCTGGGGAGCCTGCGCGACGAAGGTCGGATCCTCGCCGCGGAGGCGAATTAGGGCCTGGCGGAACTCCTCCGGGGTCGGGTTGATGGTCGCTACGGTGTCGGGAGGAGCGGTGGCCTTCGCAGGAGCCTTCGCAGGAGCCTTCTTCTGGGACCTCGTGGGAGCCCGTCCCGTCTCTGTCGGAGCCCGAGGAAGACCCCGAATCGCTCCGAGGATGCCTGGGGACTGCGCGACCGGACCCGAGCCCGGCCGAAGGCCCTGCTGCCCAGTAGGATCCTCCGGATTGACCGGAGCCTGCGTCGAAGCGGTTTGGCGGATTGCTCCGAGGATCCGTTGGACGAGAGACTCCCCCGCCCCGCCAACGGCTTCGAGGCCTCGACCAACGGTAGAGCCCAGACTGGAATTCGAAGGAGCCGCCTTGGGAGCCTCCGGAGTCGGAGCGACCTTGTCCGCCTTCCAGAACTCCCGAATTCCCTTCGCAGTCGCCTTCGCCATCTCCGAGTCATTCAATGACGCTTCGAGGAAGCCCTCCACCCGGTCTAGGAGCTTCTGACGCTCCTCCGGAGTCTCCGCTAGCATCAGCGATCGGTTGACCTCCTTGATCGAATCGATTCGGAGGTCCGCGAGCTTGTCGGGGGAGAGGCCACCTGGGGACTTCTTCATCCGATCCGCGTGGCGCTGCATCTCGGACTTAAGCACGTCCTCGTCGTGGAGGAGCCTCCGCTGGATCAACTTCAAGCGATCTCGTTCAAGCTCCTGCGCAATCCCCTGAGCACTCTCCTGCGCCTTCTGACGTTGCTTCTGGTACTCGAGAAGCTCCCGCTGAAGCTGTCGGTCCTTCGAGTCCTCGATGATCCCACGAACGACCCGAAAGGAGTCAATGGCGTCCTTGACGGGGTCCGGTCTGCGAATGACGAGCGTTGCAGCCATTGAAAGGTTCCTTAGTCAAAGGGCTCCAAGGAGCCCCCCGAGGCCCCCGAGGCCCCCAAGCAAACTCGCGAAGGGATCAGAGCTCGGAGCACTCACTGCCGTCTGGTTCGATCCGATGAAAGACATCGCAAGGCGAGTGAAGGGGTTGTTCTCCGGAGCAGTCCGAAGAAACTCCTCTCTCGCCCGATCGAGCTCGCTCTGGGCGAGGCCCTGGAAGGGAAGGGAGGCCTGGGACTGAGCAAGGAGCTGATTGAACTGCTGACCGAGGCCCTGGAGACCTAGCTGCCCCCTCGCGAGGTTGAAGTCCGCTTCCTGACCACGTCCAGTCAGCGCGATGTTCGCCCGAGTCGCCTCGAACCCTCGATCCGCGGCTTGACCAGCCCTGGCTTCCTGTGACTGCGCGATCGGGATCCCAGCGAGCTGTTGCTGGAGCTGGAGGGCCTGCGGGATCGACTCAAGCGATCTCGCCGCGGCACTCTCGGCAAGCCCGAGCCTCGCTTGTTCCTCCAGCCTCATATTCGTAAGTTGCTCCGTCGCAAGGCGCGACGTCAGCTCCGTCTGGAGGCTCTCCAGTGCCCTCCGGGTCTCCGCTCCCCGTCTCGACGAGAATCCCGCCCCGATCCCGCTCGCCGCAGCTGCGATCCTCGGGCCGATCTCGAGATCGAACTCCCTTAAGAGCGGTGCGGCAACGCTCTCCTTGAAGAAACGCTCAGTCGTCCCGCGGTCGAGCTGGACGGTGGTCGAGGGCGTACCCGACAGGTTTCTCGTCAGCGCTGCGGAGAGCCCCGGGACGTCAGGAACTCCGGCCGGCGTTTCTCTCGCGAAGTCGCTGAGCGTCGGTGCCGGGCTCAAATCGGGAACTCCCGCTCCCGCCGTTGGAGTGAACCCCAGTAGGTTCTCCCTCGCCGCTTGAACGTCCGGCTCGATTGGAGCCGAGAGCTGTCCTGGGAACGGAGCTGCTCCCGCCGGTCGCCTCTGGGCGAACGTCGCTTGCATCTCCTCCTCGATCAAGTCCGCCAGCTTCTTCCCCGCCCGATCCGCCTTCGGCATCAGCTTCCACCGAGCTCTCGCTCGAGCTTTCGCATCCGCCTCCGCCCTCGATCCCAACTTCGTTGATCCGAAGCCCGTCAGGATCTCCCTCTCCAGCTCGTTCGACACCCTCTTCTGGGGTGTCGTCAACGTGCTGATTGTCTCCACCTCCGAGTCGAAAAGTCCCATCTTCGAAACTCCTTGCAACGTCGTAGGAGAGAATCGTTGCGACGAGGGTCGGGGGACGTCGGCCCAGGAACGGCTCGATCGAGTCCCTTCGCTCGAACCGGATCTCGCCCCGCCCAAGCCCGTCGGCCCAGAGAGCCACTCGGTGGAAGAGCTGACGGGGGAGCGAATTCCCTTCCGCTCCCTCCGCCAACCACTCTCCATGCAACCACACGTAAGGGTGATTCCCGCCCGCTAGAGCGATCAACCACGCCAGGACTTCCTCCCCCTCCACTGCGAAGAGAACGAGCAGACGGTCCTCGACTCCAGGCTCGCTCAGCGCGTCCTCGACGAACCCGAGGACCCGCTCGCTCGGGGGACCCCCGCTCTCTCGAAGCAACCCTGCCGTCGCAACCGGATTTCGACCTCGTAAGATCTGCACAGCTAAGCTCCTTAAGCTAGTTGGACGAGGGAGAGGTTACTATTCTCCATTATGATTGTCCTAGCAGTCACATCGTTGGTCAACGCGAAGAGCTGGATATAGTCATTCGCGGTAAGCGAGACTATACCGCTTAAGCTCATGTTCTGGTTATCCCCAACGTCTCCGGTGCCCACAGGGAGAAAGTGCGTGGAGTACAAGTTGTTGAACGCAACGGCTCCCCCGTTCTTCTGCACCTGGATCGTCAGCTCGAACGAGGCTGTCGTGGTGTTCTCCCAGTCGCCACTGAAGAGGACCAGGTAGGTCCCAGTCCGGGCAACCGTGATCCTATTGCTTACGGCGTTCGGGGTCGTTTCAAAGGACGCTCCGTTCGTATCGAAGCCGTCTACCAGGGTCCACCCACTCGAGCTCGGAGAGATTGTATCCGAATTCGCTCGAACGGAGATCTCCCCGTACGCTAGGTCAAGGGCCCCCGCCGCCGCAGGGACGGCCCAAGCGACCAGTTCGTCCGTCCCGTCGTAGGTCAGGTTATAGTCCGTCGCCCGGTCACTCGGTTGCGGAACGACGATCAGGCGCTGGAGGTCAACGAAGAGCTCTCGAAGCACCGTCCGCATTGGCTCAGGGATGCCGGTCAGGGAGGGAATGCGAATTCGGAAGTGTTCGATCGACACTAGCGAGCTCCTTGAGGCTTGTACCACACTTGAAGGAAGTACAAGAAGAACCCCTGGGTCCCAGCAGACTGAAGGCGAAATCGGACTTGCTCACTGATCTTATCAAATGGAAGTCGGTAGGTCGTAGGAGTCCCTGTGATATCCAAACTCGCATCCAGCGAGGTCCAAGTGGATCCTCGGTTCAGCGAGTACCGAACGAGCACGGGACCCGTTCCGGAAAGACGTAGTCGAAGTTCTCCCCACCGCGCTAGCGCTCCAGGATATCCCGGACCCACCACGAAGTCCGGAGTATCCCAACCCGACACAAAGGCGCTCCCTGCGTCCGTTCCAGCCCCAGGCGTAAGGGCGTGCGAGAAGCGAGCTGCGAGACCATCCTCGAATCCGAAGATCATCTCTTGCTCTCCCTCGAGAGAGCCTACTCCCAAGTCATCAGGGAGGATCCACGGGGTCGCACAGATCGGAACCTTCTCGAAGACGAAGGGAGACCAGACGAGGGACCCCAAGTTGTTGTTCTCGAAGTCCATCACGTAGACGGTGTGACCGTAGCCAGTTCCAGTTAGGTCAATCCCTCCAGGAAGGATCCAAAACACGCGACTCCGAGAGGACAAGTACGCCCCGAACGCGTTCACTGGGTTAACTGAGGCATTAAGGCTTCGATACCACGGGGCAATCGTAGGTCCGATCTCCACGAGGTTCGGAGTCCCATCAAAGGCCATGAAGTTCTCTCGGGTCAGGTACAAGTGGACCCCAGGGAGAGCTACAACGGACTTCGGGGACGCTAAGTTTGTCTGTTGAGCCACAACGCTCGTGGACATTACGAAGTCCCCGCCGATGTTGCTCAAGAAAGCGATTGAGTTATCCGTATAGACTGCAAGTTGGTCCCCGAATTCCTCCAGCCACCTAATGCGCCCTGATGCCTCCGCGAGGGTAAGCTCTCCCGCTGTTCCGTTCGCAAAGTCATCCAGATCAAGCGCGTCGCTCCACATCAGGTTCTGGGGACCGTCGCTCGCATCAGAGTATTGAATGTTCCCAAGGATCAGGCGGTTCTTCCAAACCCGGAGGCATCCTGCCGACTCTACCTTCACTGCATGGCCTGCAGGAAGGAGCGTCGGTGATGTCACGTTTCCAGTTCCGGTCCACATTAGGACCTCGTCACCCCCATTCGTTATCCATAATTGACGTCCTAAGGTATCCCCGTCGAGCCCCTGGGACCAGCTAATTACGCTATCGACCGTAGCGGTCCACAACTCAGACCCAAGGATCGAAGTCCATGTCGTCCCAGAGAGCTTGTAGATGTCCTCCGTTGTGACAGCAATGAGGATCAAGGCTCCCGCCGTTGTCTCAAATGGGATTATCGTCAAGACGTCCTCGGTTGCGACGATGCCAGTCCCAAGTGCCTTAAAGCCAGGCCGGGTTTGGACTATCCCGTCCTCGATCATCACGTTACTGCAGTTCGGAGAGTACGACGGGGCGAGGAGGTCGGGAGGGATGAGCTTATTGAATCCCTTGAAGGGAAATGGCACATCCCGCGGAGCATATTCCAGGCCAACTCGCATCACTCAGATCCCGTAAGTAAACGGCCGCGAGAGGATGTCGCCCCCGACGCTCGTCGGGATCGCTCCTGCGGAGAGCCCCTCCCGACTTACCCAACCCTCGGGCTTATCCACTCGCTCCGGCCGGCGTCGATCCCGCTTGAGAAGAATCGCGAGCTCCCCCTGGGCCTTCTGCAACCACCACGACGCCTGTTGGTACGCCTCGAGCGTCGCAAAGACGTAGTAGGTGGCGTAGGAGGTGAGGAAGTTATCCAAGCCCTTCAGTGACGGAGACCCCGTCGCAGCGAAGGTTCCCTCCTTGTTGTAGAGCGTAAGGAGGGTGTACGCCGCGTCGGAGGGGGATTGCAGCCGCACCGTCGCGCCCCCTGAGGTCGAGTAGTCAATCCAGCAGTCCGAAGGAGCTGCCTTTGTGTTGTCCGTCGGATCTGGCCAGAGCCGGATGAACTGCTGAGGGCTCCAGATCTTCAGTGGGTAGGAAGAGTCATCCGTTGCATCGTAGAGCCTGACGCCCAGGACGAAGCTCCACACATGGTCAACCTCAGCTACGAGGATGGTCGTAGCGTCCTCCGCAAGCGAGTCCGTCACCGTCGCGACCTGCTCCCTCCAGTCGTGCACCTGGTGGAGCAGGATGAACGCCTCGTTCAGACCGTAGTCGATCTCGCCGTCCTTGTCGGTCCGACCTAGGTTCGACTGAACCTTCGTCGTCATCTCGGCCCGAGTAAGTTGAAAGTCAACTCCAGTGGGCATCAGGGAGCCTCCTTACGGAGTGTGTTCCATCGCAACCCAGTTGCACGTTCCACTAGCTGCGAGAGTCCCTGTCTGTGCCACATACGCCGCTTGGAACTCTCCAACCGAGTCGTAGTGGAGGCAGATCGCTCCGAGCGACGGTGGCATATCGCCGTCCGTGTCGTCCGTCGGAGCCGTGTCACTAATCTTCGCACACAGGAGCAACGGGTGACTCCGTTGGAGTCTCCGAATTGGATGAGGCCCTCCTGCGTATTCGTTCACCGTGTTCCTCATGTGCACCGCGAACTCCCTCCGGAGCCCCCTCCGAAAGATCAGATTGTCTCCAAGTGCCATTGTCAAGCTCCTTTCTCACCCGCAGGTGGGCCTTCCGCAGCGCCTCCGCGGATGCGTCATTGATTACGATCGGCAGGCCAATGTGGCCACATCGAACATCTGCGTTTCCGATCACCTTCCCTCCGTGCGCTCGCACTCGCTCACAGAACCAAGCGTCCTCGTAGAACTCCTTCCCGTCGAGGGTTCCCTGGAGGAACCACTTCTCCTCCGGGAACTGTCGGAGCCACCCAAGATCGATAACGTTGCACGCGAGCCCGCACGAGTCAATCTCGTGCTCCCCGCTCTTCGCATCGACGCTCCAAGTCTTGCCATCCCGTGCCTTGAACCAAGTCGGTGTGTAGGGGTACCCGCGTCGGTAAGCGTGTCCCACGCTCATCACTGCCCCACGTTGGAGCGTCCCAAGCAGCGTGCCAAACGCCTTGGGAGGAACAATCATGTCCGAATCAACAAAGTACAAGAGATCGCAATCGAACTTGATCGCCTCGTCTAGAATCGCCTGGCGCGCCTTCCCGTGCGGGTGGATATCCAGAACGCCTGGAATGATAACCTCCCCCCGCTCTCCCATCGCCACTGTCGCTACGTCGATGGCGACGGAGAGGTGGTTGTGATAAGCATAGCCCGGCACGCTACCGACCACGGGTACCCCGAGACACACACGCATCGAGAGATCCTTTCACAGGCAGTGGACGTAAACGTCGTGGGCCTCGGCGGCTTCCGTAGTCGCGGTGGCGACTGCCTCGAGCAGGAGCAGGTTCTTCGTGTACTTGGGAGCCGTTCCCATCGCCGCCCCCGCATGCGCGTAGAGCTGCAAGTTCACGCCAATGAGAGTGTCTCCCACGGTCTTCGGATCCGTCTCCGACGCAAAGACCGCCGCCGTCGCGTTGTACCCGAGCACTTGGACCCAGCAGTACCCACCATCGCCCGCGGTGATCGTACTCGCTGCCGCGACCGAGGCTTGGGACATCACGACCCCGGCCATGTAGCCCAGGTTCGCCGTGAGGCCCCAAGTCACTCGCTTGTGGGCGTTCCCGAGGTGCGAGAACACGTGGAACGCCACGTTGCCCTCTTCGAGCGCAGCGGTGTGGTAGTTCTGGACCCATCGGTAGACCTTGTCGTCCTCGAACCGCAACGTCCCAACGCCCTCCTCATCGGACGTCGATGTCTCGATCAACTTCGTGCTGAATAAACTTTTCATCGGAGCTCCTTACGCCGCCGGATGGAGTCTGCCCTGGCAGCGACGCTGCGAGGAGACCGTAGTGACCGCACTCAGGAAGTGTGCGATCCGGCGGGTTTCCAGAGGAACCGGCTTCCACTCCGTCATGTCGAACCAGAGCTGTGGGTCGTACACGACGTCGATGAAGTCGGTGTTCAGGAACAACGCGTTCGAGGCGGACATGTTCCCGGTAAAGATCATGTCCTTACCCTTGAACATCAAGACCTCGAATCCCAGGTCGGCCACTCCGCCCGTCCGCTTCACGATCTGAGCCGGATCGAGCGCCATGTTCTCGTACAGCTCGAACAGGGTCTGGTCGGTGATGATCAGATTCGGAGGGCGGGAGCCGTAGCTAAGCGTGTTGTACAGGTTCACCATATCGGTGACCAGGTTGACTTCCTTCGGAGCGGTGAGCTCCTTATAGCGACCGCCCCACCAGACGTTCCCGGTGCTCGGGACGCCACTCGCGAACGCCGTGGGCTGAGCGATCCCACCGTACGTCCCGGTCGTCCGGTTCGCCACCGACGGCACGATGTCGTTCAAGTTCATCATCGTGTCGCCCGTCTCGGTCGGATTCTCCGTTCCGAGAATCTGCGCCTCGAACTCCTGCTCGAGAGCATCCCGTGCCGCCCCTGTTTTGACCGCAACGAGACTCTTGATCTTGCTCGGACCATTGTTTTTCTGATCGTCGATGATCGAGCGAACGACGTGGGAGCTCACGTACCTCCAGTCCCACCTCGCCATCGTCTCGATTTCGTCCTCACCCTGCGTCAGGGTCGAGGCCTTGTTGATCCACGAGGCGTCCTTCGACCCGTGGCGGATTGTCCGGGTGATGAACTCCCCGCCGACCTGAGTCTTCAGGACCCCACGCTCTTGCAGGGCAGCCCAGACCACCAGGTTGTTCAGGATGTTGTCGATCGCCTCAGGGCGGATCTCGTACCACGTCGTCGTGAACGCGTCGTCGATTCTCCGCGTCAGCGTCGGTAAAGTCGTTACCATTTTCTAAGATCCTACTCAGGGATTTCTAGCCGGTCGAGGGCTCCCTGAAGAAGCTGTGCGAAACCACCAGCGCCTCGGCGGACCGGAGGCGAGCCCTCTCGAAGCGGTCTCCGAACCGGAGCCGTCGTTGGACGCTCCGAACTCGGTGAGCCCTCCGGGATCTCGAGCTTCCCCTGACCCATCCGGGCAAGGACGTAAAGTTGCTCCAAGCTCAATCCAGGATTTCCCTTCCTCAAAGCAATCATCTCTTGCTCGTACTGAGGAAAGTCCGGATATCGAGCTGAGAGACCAGCTATCTGCTCCGAGACGGTTTTCCTAAGGCTGGCCTGTGCCGCCGTCTCGACCGCTTGGAGTCGCTCCCCGATCGGCTCCACTTCCTTCTTCACAAGTGGCCCCAGTTCTTTCAAGACGCCCTGCACGATGTAACGTGTCAGGTCGGTGTTGGTCATCGACTCGAGGTCGGGAGGAGAGTCACCAGAGCGGTCCTCGGGCTCCTCCACGGGTCGAACGACGACATCCCGTCCAGCCCGCCGAGCTTCGAGCACCTCCCGAACCAACGGGTCGGTGAGGATCTCTTGCAGCGCACTGTTCCCCTCGCCCACCCGCTCCGTGAGGCCCTTCAACGCCTCGGTCACCTTCGCACCTTCCGAAGCCTCCTCCGGCGGAGCGGGCGGTTCCTCGACGGCTCTAAGTCGAACACCAGTTTCTGCCACAGCAAGTCCTTTCTAAGAACGGGCCTGGGCTACGATTCCCTTAGCCCGATAGTGGATCATCTTGAGCTTCAGCGCGCGAAGCAAGCGGCGGAACGCGGGGATGGTCAAGGGGCTCTCGAGGTCGAACTTCGGAAACGCGATCTTCCACTGACCGTCTTCCTGCAGCTCCGCGATTACTCGAAGCCGGGCCCCGGAGGCCGGTTCGGAACCACTCTCCGATAAGCGCTTCGCAGCTACTTGCATCGTCGAGACTCCTAAAGGAGCGCGCCTGAAGCGAGCTCGTGTTTCCTGCAATACGCTCGGAGCTCCTTAGCGCTCCGGAACGTCAATGGGCCCTCGCCCTCCCGGTTAATGTGTTCGAGCGTCAGGGGCTCACCCCCGTTCCACTGCCACGCTCGACGCGCTCTACGCGGGTGTGGGCGAACCTCAGCCTCCCAATCCCGCCCCATCGGGCCCCCGCATGGGCATCGGAGCCCCGCCTCGAGCCCGACCCGGAGCTGGAAGTGCTCCACTCGCCCCTGGCAGTCCTTGCATCTCAGACAATACACCGGCATTCGGAGAGCCTCCACTTACACCCGGAGAGAACACACGAGTGAGCTCCGGATCGTTAAACGCGTTTCCGAGGTAGCGGGCGAGCGCGACTCGGTCGACCGTCGGATCCGCGCTCAGCGCAGCGTACATGCCCAGGGCTTGCTGCCTCCGCTCCGCCCGAGTCTCCACTCCCTCGTTCGAGAACCCCAGGTCGTACCGATACGCACCGCGGATTCGAGATCCCGTGAACGAAACGAAGGCCGGAGTCCCGTCCTCCCCAACGATCTCGATAATCCTTGGCATCGTCCAGAATTGGAAGACAATCTCGTTGACCTTCCGCATGGACTCAAGGTACAGGTCTCGAACTCGAAGCTGGCGCCTCGAGAGTCGAATATCCGCACTTTGCTTGACGATCTGACTCTCCGTCGCGGTCCGCCTCCCGGACTGCTCGAACTCTCCCTGTTGGTTCCTCGAGAACCCGACGACCTCCCTCGCGTTCCGACGAGTGAACTCGCCCTCCTGCAGGAGCCCAACATCCCGTTGGAAGTTGAAGGTCGTAATCGCATCCCGGATGCTCCCGCCCGACACCTGACGAGCCCGAACGAGCGCAGCGACATCGGCGCTCATGAGCTTCTCGACCTCGCTGTCGTCGAGCACATCCTCGAATGCAATGATCTTCGGGACGCTTGACCTCCGCTGCTTTTGCCCCATCAGAGCAATGTCGCTCAGTTCGAGCTGAGCTTGCTTCAGAAAGTACGCGTCCGGAGTGGTCCAGAAAGTCCGTGCGTTGGTGCGAAGGGCCTTCGAGACAAAGGGCAGTCCGTCGAGCTGAAGCTGGTCAATCTCGTTCCGGAGAAACCTCTTGTGCCCCGAGGTAACTACCTTCACCCGCATCGTCCTCCGCTCGTGGATCTCCCAAAGCTCTACATACTCGGCCTTTCCACTGGACTGCTCTCGCCCCGGCGTCGTTCGAAGTGTCCTCCCAACCCGGTGCACTCCCTTCCTCTGCCGATACGAGTCCACGAAATCCCTCATCGACACATTCGGCTCAAGCGACCTCGTTCCCTCGTACTTATCGTCGGCTCGGACGTCCTCGATATGGCGGACCACCCGGTGGACGCACCAAGGAGCGTCCTCGAGCTCGACCGTTCCCCAGGGCACGACGAAGTCATGAGGCATCACCACCCGAACCCACGGCATTCCCGCCCGAGCTTTTCCGAACTCGATTCTCCGGCCCTTCGAGTCGAAGCGACTGAACGTTGCTCCGGCCTCGCCCCCCATCATATCGAGCTCCGGATCATACCCCCACTCCGAGTCGTATCCGACCTTCAGGATCGCCCGACTCCACAGGAAGGCATGGAGCAAGGCCCTCTCGATCTCGTCCGAGAGCCCGAGGTCCCGAACGAGCTGGTTGTCGAGCTGCTCGACGACTCTCGCGCCCTCGACGAGCCCTACCTGCGTCGGCTTCACCGAGATATACGGATTCGGCACGATGAGGGAGCTGATCATCGAGTCCGCCGTGGAGGCAATGACGTTCGGACCCTCGTGAGCGCTCGCGGAGTGAACGTTATCGTAGAACGCTTGGAGGTTTCCCCAGTCATCCTCGAGGCCGTACTCCCGACGGAACTCGAGCCCACGCTCGATTTCGTCCACCCACTGGTCGATAGTAAGCTCTTTCCAAGCCATTAGCGTTTCTCCCTCAGTCCGTTCGAGCTCATGTGAGCTCGGAGACCAATTGGGAGGATGATCAGTCCGGGAATGCCCGCGAGGGCGGAGCGGAGACGCCTCTCCGAGGCCGGAGTAACCCTCGGATTCCCTGCCCAGAAGGTCACGAGCGGACCGACCGTCGGCCCGACCGGAACGCTAAGGTTATCTGGACCAAAGCCCCGAGCTTCGAGCGCTTGGTTTGCTTCCTCTCGACGTGCCGTCGGGGCCATCACCGTTAGCTCGTGGAAGAGAATCATAACGCGTACTTCGTCGCAAGGGCGGTCGAGAGGTCCGCAACCTCTCCCGCCGTCAGGTTGTTCGTCCAGACTCCGACCTCCGCGATCTTTCCAGTCAGGAACTTCGCTGCGGCGGTACCAATCACAGCACCGATCGTCCAGTTGTCGATACTGACCGGGATGTCATTCCACCCCTTTCCATTGTTCCCGCCCGAGACGACCGTGACGCTCTGAAGCGTCCCGTTGACGTACATCGAGACGGTCGTGCCAGTCCAGACGAACGCGACTACGTAGACGGTGTCCGTGACGATCGCCGTATTGCCACGGAGGCGGTCCTCGGTAGTCCCGTCGTTGAACGCGTATTCGATGTTCGCCGCAGCGTTCGCACGGAGCTTCGCAGCGAGGAATCGATCGTCCCCGATATCGTTCGAGACGCCGAACACCGTCTGATCCGCCTGGGTCGCATCAGAGGTAGAGACGACGGCCACGATCGAGCCCGCGTTGGAAGTTAGCAGGTTCGTCGAAAGGAAGTTAAGCAGATCGTCGAGGCCGTCAAGCTCGTTGACCGGCTTGCTGTTGAACGCAGCGTCCGCAGCTCGATGCGTGGGCTTCTTCGACGCGGTCTGCTGGAAGAACTCTCTCGCACCTGCGGTGCTCTCCGGCCGAGCTTGCCAGATCGTCACCGGCCCGCCGTCGACCGCTGTGCCGTCGCCCGGTTCCTCGGGCCCGAGCGCACTGGTCGGCGTGGCAACAGCGGAGGCCGCGACGGCGTTGACGGTGTCGCCTACGCCGTTGGCCACGAACACCGTGCCGTTGTTCGTTAGGTGATGGCCGTTGCCGCTCGTGTCTATCGCGGGAGCGCCGTTGAAGTTTTCGTGCAGGTCAAACGCGGCTTTTGCGTTGACCTTAAGCCCTGCGCTCATGTCCTCGAAGTCTTGCGGATCGTTGCCGTTGAACGCCTCGAGCACATCCGCATCGGTCAATGCGCGGCCCTGGTACCATATCACACCTTGCATGGACCCGAAGAACGGAGTACTCCCGATTCCCCCTCCATAATCGCCGAGCGTGAACTCCGCAGCGGAATCACCAGCAGTCCCCACATAGGCCGCAGCATCTTCAAATGGCCCACCATCAATAGAGATGCCGATCACCTTCGTCGATGCCGTGTGCCGCACTGCCAGAAACGTCCACGCACCAGCTACGATCGGCACAGAATGCGTCATGTTTTTGACGGGGACTGCGCCATCGAACACGAAAAAGTTAACGATGCCAGTCGTTTGCGCGATGTATACCAACCAATCTCTATTTACCGACAACATATCCTTGGAAGCAACTACCCTATGAACAGCAAAATTGGTCGTGTTAATCCAGAGACACAACGACCAATCTCTGTTGCCACCACGTAGATCGGCGTGGTCTGCGTGGTATAGCCTATCGCTGCCCGAAGCCGAAAACCCTCTCGCCACACTCACCGGCGTCACTCTATCCAGCATCGCCCCGCCGGCCTCGTCGCCGTCGAGCGCGATCTCGCAGTCCGCCTGCTGCGTGGCGTCGAGATCGTCGAAGACCATCCCCTCGCCACCGTTCGCAAGGATACGGATCTGATCCGGCGTACGCGTCGCGGAGTAGTAGCGCAGGCGACCGATCGTGCCGTCGAAGAACTGTGTAGGTGTCTCGTTCTGACCGATGTAAGTCCCGCTGTCGGTGCTGATTGACGCACCGACTCCGAACGCCGTGATCGCCTGGACACCGCCGTTAAGCTCACCGTCTAGGTAGAGCGACACGGTCCCCGCAGCCCGATTCACGACGGCCGCGACGTGATGCGACGTTCCGGTCGTGACCGTGTCCGTCGTCTCGAACGCCTGGCTGTTCCCGGCGCTGTCGACGAGATTCAAGCGGAGCTTCTGCGTCGTCACGTTCGTGAGGAAGTTGATGATGCTGTTTGCACCACCACCAGTCTCGACCTGCTTCCAGATCCCGTTGTTGGCGCCGTGGTCGTCAACTGTGATCTGCGCTTCAATGGTGAAGTTGCCCGTGCCGGGCACGAGTCGCGCGTTGAACGGGATTAGCAGGCCGTCGTTGGTGCCGTCGAACGATCGAACGAAGCCTGCTCCCGGGCCTGCGGCGGCAGTCGGAGCAGCGCCGTCCGCCGGCACAGCGTGCGTCGAGCCCACGCCGGGCGTGACCTGGATCGAGCCGACGTTCGGGAGATCGTTGTTCCCGTCGGCGTCGAGAATCGCCGCGCCCTGAACGCCCTCGTTGCAAGGCCAGTGCGAGATTCGTCCCGTCGTGAGCGTCGTCGACCAGTCGACCGCATCAGGATCTCCGCCGGCGTAAAGCGTCGTGATGTTCGCCGCGGTGAGTGCGATCGACCAGAGCGCGGGATCCTGGAGCCGGCCATCCCACACATCCGCCACACCATAGCCGCCGAGCACGAAGGCTGCGGCATTCGCGAGGCTACCTGTCAAGAGTGAAATGTCCTTGTCCTCGCTCGTGAGGTACGCGCCGTCGAGATAGAACTTCGCATTCGTGCCGTCGAACACGACAGCAATGTGGTGCCATCCCGTGTCCGGGATCGCGGTCGCCGACGCCTGCGCCTCGGTGTTATCCGAGTCGTCGCGGATGTCGAACTTGATCAAATTGCCGGCTGTGATATTTATGCTGTAGCCTGGATTCCCAGCTCCAAGGCCACCGCCCTTATTGACCAGGTACGCGCTCACGCCGAGCGCCGTCTTCTTGAACCACGTCGCGAACGTTCCGACATTCGCGGTGAGATCAAGCCCCGTCTGCGCCGCGTCCGCGATCTCGGCACGGTCGTTGACGCCGTCGAACCCGCGGGACGTCTCCTTCGAGTTGACGCGATCGATCATCCGCTGATCGGTCGTAGGATCTTCGTTGCTGTCGTACCAGGAACCGTTTCCCGGCGTTAGTCCGATCGCAGTTTTCTGGGTGCTCGTCAGATCGTCGAACGAGCTACTACGCCCGGTGTCCCAGAGTAGGTCGACGATTTCCTGGGCGCTCAGATCGTTCGCGGCCCAAAGCGCAGGCGGCTTAGCTGTAAAGATGTTCGCCGCACGGCCGTTGAAGAAGTTGGCCGGTGCTCCACTGTTGAGATCCGCTGCAATGCGGAACCCAACCGTCGCATCGTGGATACCGGTGGCATGAGCGACCCGAGTCTCGATACCGTTGACCCACAGTACAAGCTCGTTCCGTGTCTTGTCATGCGCACCGACGACCTGTATCCAGGTACTCGCCGCAGCCGCAACAGGCGACGTCAGATTCACCTCGGCCGTGCCATCGTTCGATACGCTGAACGTGACGACTGCCGAATTGAGCCACAGCACATAGCCACGCTGATTCGTCCCTTCGTCCCACTGCCCGCAAAGGATCTGTACGCCTGTCGTGTCGCCCGGATAGAACCAGCCGCCGAAGATGAAGTCGACGTCCCCAGTCGAATGAGTAGCGCTGTCATCCGTACCGGCACTCTGCGTAGAGCCGTTTGTCGCCCTCGCCCCTCCGTATCCGACTCCGACCACCGCGTCGAACCACAGGGCGAGCTGCGAGGCCTGGACGTCACTCATGGAAGTGACGCCACTGCTGCCTCCGATCGGAGTAATCAAAAAGTTTCCGATCACCCGCTCTAGCATCGCCTAGACCTCAACGTACGTAATTGACCCACTCACCTGAACCGCCCCACTGAGCTCCATGTTCAAGAGCTCCCCGGCCACCGTCTCGATCCACCCGTTCGAGTTGAACGGAAGGGCGAGCCCGCCGTTCGCAGCGAAGGTCATGACGCCCGTCAGGGCAGTCCCCGCCGTGTCGCTCTCGAACCTCACGCCGACCGAGCTATCGCAAACGAGGAGAATCGAAACGACTCGGATCTTCTTCCCAGCGACCGCGGCGACGAGGGTAGTATCCGTACTTACAGTCGAAACGACCGCTCGCTTCAGCTCAAGCCCCGGCCCTCCCCAAGCGTCAATCGGATGATGCGCTGCATTGTAGACCATTAGCGGGACTCCTTAGGCTCTTGAGGCTCCCTGAGCTCCCGTGCTGCGAGTGCCTCCTTCCACGCAGAGCGGGCCCGTGCGAGACGCAAAGCTGCAGCCTCCTTCCGTCCAGGCGCCACGTCCGGCCGGAGTGACTCGACGATCTCCGGGGCGATCTCCATGAGCTGAGCCGCTAGCTCCATCCAAGCGAGGACAAGGCTACTCATCACTGGACTCCTTTAAGATCGCCCGAGCGGCCCGAAGCGCCGCTGCGACCTGACGCATCGAGGTTCGGAACGCGGACGAGTCCTCCGGGAGCTCCACCCAGGCGTCTCCGAGCGCTCCGTGTGCGCTCTCCAGGGCGAGCTCCACCCCCTGCGCCTGCTCCTCCGAGAGCAACGGGAGCGTCCGCGTCGCGATCTCGTACCCGGCGGCGAGAAGCTCTGCCTGTTGGGCCCAACGGGTCTCCGGGTCGATCGAGCAGCTCGCGAGGAGCCCCACAAACCCCAGGGTCGCAAAGAACCTCATGGGTGTTTCTCCATTATGATTCGGTCCAGCCTCTCCGTAAGAACCACAACCGCCCGTCGCGTCTCGGCCAGGTCCTCGAGGACCTTCTTCCTCTCATCTCGAAGGTTCATCGCCATCTTGGAGAGCCAGGTAATGACGACGACGAGCGAGACCGCCCCACCGCCCTCGGTGAGCGTAATCGACGACGGGTCGAGGGTGTCCGTCCCAAGGGCCTTCGCTCCTCCGACCGCAAGGACCCCGACGACAAGTGCGACGAAAGATGAGGGGACCATCCTAGTTCCTCCCTACAGTGAGAAGGTCGGAGAGGAAGCTCTCCCCTCCTCGGTGACGCCCTCGAAGCGCCGCGATCGCATCGTCCGCCCGGAAGGGGTCCTCCCCCCTGTATCGCTCCCGGCTCCTCACCAACTTCGTCATCTGCCAGAGCCCTAGCTGCATCGAGAGCGCGTCCGCAAGGTCATCGTGCGCTCCGAGCGGGAACGCGAGAAGCTCCGACTCAAGCTCCTTCATTGACCGTCGGAGGAAGATCGTCCCGGAGGCGAAAAGCGGCTGGAGGCCCATGATTCGACTGACCTTGGAGGTCCTCGAGCCTTCGAGCCCCTGCACAAGAAAGAACTTCCCTTGCTCCCGCATGCGCTCCCGAATCCAGTAGAGCAGGGTCCTCTGATACGCGACCTTTTCGACTCCGACCGCCACCGGGTTCCACCTCCTCACCGTCTCGAACAACCGATCGATAAGCTCTCCAGGGTTAACGACCCCCCTCCACGTCTCCAGGACATAAATGTACCCGCTCGAGAGGTCCTTCCCAGCGACGACGATTGCGGAGGGGTCCAAGTCTCTCCCCTTCGAGTCGTCCGGTCCCGGAGCCGGATCGACCGTCGTCCAGACCACGAGCCCCCGCGGCTCCACGTCGTACCACGTGAACCACTCGGACCGGAAGGTCATGTCCGTCGACCGAGTTGGCTTGTTCAGGTAGAGGCACCGAAAGAGATACGGCCCCATCGTCCTCTCGAGCGCCGCGAGCTTCTCCTCCGGGAAGAGCGAGGGGAAGGTCGGGAGCCCGAGCGGATCCGACCGACCCTCCTCGTCCTCCCGACACGACCGCTCGTAAATCTCGTAATGCGACTCGTTCTCGCGAACCCACGAGATAAGATCCCGCTCGAACCACCTCGTCCCGATGATGAGGGACTGTGCCCGAGGCGAGGGCGTGAAGAGTGGAGGCGAGAGCCTATGCCATCCGATCGCTTGGTCAATGTCCTCTTTCGACGGGAGCACGTTCTCGACCGTGAGATCATCAAGGTCGGGAGCAACCGTATCGTCCTCGATGATAATATCGAAGTGCCGCGAGACCACCTTCGTCCTCGTCCCTGCCGGCTCGAACGTCCCCTCCGGCCAGGTCGAGCTACGCTCGAGGTGAAGCGAGTCGATCTTCCAGATCCGGCCTGGCCGGATCTCCGGCCAGAGAAGGTGCAAGAGCTCGCATCGCTCGACGAGGTGCTTAATCTGCTCCACCTTCTTCGCCGCGTTCGCGAAGGTGTTCTGGACGATCAAGATCCTGACGTTCGGATTCCTAACCGCCTCCCACAACGGCTTCCCGACGCTCGCGATCGTGCTCTTGAACCACCCTCGTGGGAGCACGATCATCCTGTGCGTTACGCCCTCGTTCTCGAGAAGCCTACAGAGCGGAAGGTGGACCGCCGGATCGAGCAGCGTAAACCCAAGCACCGCCTTGCAGAAGAAATAAAGCGAGGCCTCCCCTCGCTCGCGAAGCGCCTGACGCTCCTCCGATCCGAGCGACGCGGCCTCCTCCGCGACCTCGCTCGGGAGCTCCTCTACTGCAGTTCGGAGATCCATCACTCCCGTGCCTCCGAAGGGGCGTTACTCTCACCTACGGTGGGATCGTTCCATTGACCCTTCCCGAGGGCAGTTCGGAGATCGCCCCCTGCGAGAGCGGTTCGGAGCTTCTCTGTGCTGGGCCGTACGGGACTCTCACCTACGGCCGAAAGTTCGGAGTAACTCCCTCCCGCGCGTTCGGAGTACCCTCCGCTCGGGTGACTCTCACCTACGGTGGGACTCCCTTCCCCCCCGGAGTACCCCACCGCTCGACGCTCGTCGTGACTCTGGCCCGGACCGCTTGCCTCCCGGAGCGCGACCTGAATCATCTGCAACTGCTCCACCGTAATATTCACCGGCCGGAGCTTCTCCCCGCTCGCCTCTCCCGTGCGACCAAAAACGCGGTTGAGAATCGCCTCCGCACTCGCCTGCCTCGCCCGGACATCCGGATCCCCGAGCGCCCCCACATGAACCATCGCGGCGGCCTCCGACGCCTCCTCGAGCGCCTCGAGCGCCCGATCCCGCGACGCCCTCCCGCGCTCCGATGCCTCCCTGAGCCGGCCCTCCCGCCTCTTCGCAGCCTCTTCCTGAAAGAGGGGCGACTCGACTATCATCCTCACCCCGCTCGGCGTATACCCCAACCTCGCCGCGATATCCTTCCTGCGCACCCCCGCCAGCCACAGCTCCATAATCGCAAGGTGCCTATGCGAGAGCTTCTTGATTTCTCGAGATGGGTCCATCGGGCCGTTCCGGTTCGGGTGGTCCCTGCGGGGGTCCTCCCCCGCTCCCCCGCTCCCCCGCGTGGGCGGGGCTTGGCTATACTTGAATGGTGCCCAAAGTAGGTAGGTACCCTAAGACTGGAAAATTATTGACGGTTTCATTTATTCGCGCTAGGGGCCCCCCTGGGGGGTGATCGGGGGACCTCCCGCTCTCAAGATCTATTACTCTCCTGATCCACTGCCGCAGGGCCAATCCGATCAGAGGAGATCTTACTCTCAAGATCTACAGATCTCATGGAGACGGGCGGGCGATAAAAAGAATCTTTATCCTTTGTTGAACCGGGCGAACCGCGGGGCGGGTCGAGCGTACAAGTAGGGTACGGTTCGCAACAACGCGACCGCAGGACTAGCGGGGCCGGAGCCCTGCTAGAGGTTCGGATGCTAGGCTAGTTGGAAGGATAGTGTGATGGCTATGATTAAATGGCAACGGATGAAGATCGGCCGGGTTGGTGGTAAGACGCCGGTTCGGGACTGGGCTCGGCCTGTGTGGAACCCGAACGACACGCCGATCGAAGATCTCATCGTCCTGATGCGGTCCCGATACTCTGCTTACGCCAGAATCATCGGGAAGGACAGGCACGGGAATGTCATTCGGGCAACGGGTCCCCACGCGTTGATCTTCAATGCGTGCGATCTGGCGGAGCGGGATTTCGGCACGGTCGGGGATGAGAAGGCTCAGGAAGCTCGGCTGGATCTGGCGAAGGTTACGGCCCTGACGCATGGGGACCCCACGATCACTGCCGACTACAATCGGTTGACCGTAGCGGTTCTGCGGCGGGAAGACGGGGCCGAGGAGACGTTGCGACATTGGTTGCTCGATCTTGCGGAAGCGGAAAACCTCCCGATGCCTCAGAGCAACTTTGCGGCGGTTCGGGGGGTCAATGAGACGGAGCTTGTTCCAGAGAATTTCGTTCCTGGATTGTCGTGAACGCCGTTCACGGGGGGAATGAACGGTGTTCATGGGGTTGGTGGGCCGGGCGGGGGGGCGTTCCCTAGCCTCGCGGCCCGCTAGGGGGGCTAGGTTCGGCCACGTGCCCGACCTTGGCCTCCGGCCCCGTAACGGGCCGACCGGCCGTGCCGGGCCGCTACGGGGCGTTCTAGGGCAGGTCGCGTTCGGGGCGGCGGCGGGGGCCGCGTTCGCGGCTAGGGGCCGCGGGGGCGGGTCGCTAGTTTGGCCGCTAGGGCCGCTAGAATCGGCCACGTTCGCGAGTAGGGCCCCCGGCCCGATAGGTAGGCCCCCGGCCCTACTCGCCCCTACGGGCCGTTTTCCCCTGACTAGTCAGGTCCATAGTTACAAGGACCGTGCTGGTACGGGGTTTGCAATAGGTAAGGGACTAGTGACATGATTGTTATAAGTGTAGTCCAGTCCGTTACTTACGTTTGCGTCACTTGTCACTTGTCCCTTGTTTTTGGGGGTCCCCCCGGCCCCCCGGAGCCCCTTCTGATATGTTTGAGAGAGAGAGTAGAGAGAGAGGAGAGAGAGAGACCCTCAGGTCGGAGCTCTCAGGTCGGAGCTCTCAGGGCCGAGCAGGGGGCCAGGACAAGGGATAAGGGACAAGGGACGCGATTGTAAGTCAGGGCGGGAGCCCAACTTACGGAAGTTCGGTCCCTAGTCACTAAGGTGGTGCAAAGGGCGTACCAGCACGACCGTAGGCACCAGGTCGGTTCGCGAGGCGGCCTCGCGGCGGCTTCGCAGGGCGAGGAGGCCGCGAGGGGACGGGTCGAGGCGGAGTCACACGCGGAGGCGGGAGTCACTTAGGGAGGAGGGGGCGAGCTCAGGGCGGTCGAAGGGCCGTTCGGGGCGTTGGGCAATTTCGCCCGAGGAGTCTAGTCATGTCGAAGCGAGAGCGCGAGCGAGTGCAACGGTACTCCGGCGGACCGGGGCCACGGACAGAGCGAGGCAGGAGGAGGCACGCTTGGCGGTCGGAGTCCCAGCGGAATCACGCCCAGCTCGTCTGGGCCGGTGGGTACGTCATTGGGCAGGTTCGCGAGGTGACGAGGGTGCTCCCGACGGGAGGAGGTGCGAGGTGACGGTCGAAGTTACTCGGTTCGGGAAGGATCGGTTTCTGGTCATGTTTCAAGACAGGACGGTCTGGGTCACGCTTGAGCTTCGAGCGGACGGTCTGGTCGATCTCGCCGTAGTGCTCCAGCGGATGGTCGACGGGAGCGAGAGAGAGAAAGTGGAGGTCGCGCCATGATCGTGATTAGGGCAACAGGGGTCGAGATCAGTGTTTGGGAGGACTGGGTTAAGGTTGTCTTTCTCGGAGCAGACGGGGAGGACCCGATGGTTCTTGTGATTCCCTCGAAGGCCGCGGAGGTTCTGGCTCGGGGGCTTCTTCGAGCGGTCGAGAGCAGCAGGGAGTCCAAGGGAGAAAAGGGAGAGACCCCACCCCTGTCGAATAACTAGTGAGAGCGGTGCGGAGCAGAGCGGTGCGGGGCCGTTCTCCGGCCAAGGGCCAGAGGAGGCCCACAAGCGAAAGGAACGTCATGGCAACGTGGAAAGAGTTAATCGAAGCAGAGATGGAGGACCGTGGGGAAGGTTGGGTGGACGTCGAGGCGAGCACGCTCTCGGAGGAGGAGCTCGACCTGGTGTTTGATGATGGGTACGGGAGCAGGGACGGTACGCCGTTTACGATCTGGACGAAGCTCCGTGTTTACTTTCCAGCGGTTTATGACGGGGGGGAGTGGGTAGCGTCAGTCGCACGGAACCCGGACGGCAAGGCGACCCCGCACGTCGGAGGTGGGTGAGGGAGCGAGAGTCACTTCGAAGGGAGCACACGTATGAGAGTCCTAGTCTTCGCAGTTCCAGCGGACGAGCCGTTCGAGATCGAGGAGAGGCTCAAGGAGCTTCTCGAGAAGGCCAAGAGCTTGTCGTGGGACAAGTCGGACCGAACGCTCACAATCACACCGTGGAACACCATCGTCGGAGCGGTCGCGATCTGCTCCGAGCCGGACATAGCAATTGAGGTCGCCAGGGTCGTCGGAACCCTCCGGCCAGGGGCCAGAGTCACTCCAGGAGCCAGCGCATGAGCACGCACAAGGACGGACCGGGGCTCGTGGTTCTCGGGACCGAGCGGTGGTACGGATCCGGGTTCTGTGGGATTTGCGGCGAGGAGCCAATTCCGCGTTCGGTCAGGTGGTGGGACCCGGATGATGGGTGGAGGTTCGGAGTTCTTTGCAAGGGCTGTGGGCGGGAGGCCTCGGGACGAGGTCCCGAGGAAGGGGACTACGCCCTTCGGGGCGAGCGGGACGCGGATGATGGAGCGGAGCATATCGATCTGGTGCAGTATATGCTCGGAGGGGACGAGGACGGGGCGAGCTCCGAGCTCGAGGGAGGACCGCGATGAACGAACGGCACCTCGTCATTATTAAGACCCCTCGCGGATTCTCCGGCGTTGTGCTCGACCGGGCGGGTCGGGGTCTCTACAGGGCTCCGAACCTCCGAAACATGGAAGGGTGGCCGCTCGAGAGGATTCTCAAGTACTGTAGGGGAAAGGGATGGGAGGTCGAAGTTGTGCCACTTAAGGAGTCCCAGTGATGGAGGTTAAGGTTAGGTTCGAGCTCGAAGGTCCAGACTGGTTTGAGACCGAGCACCCCTTCCCCCCTCTCCGCGTCCGTCTCTGTCGAGGTGTTGTGGAGAAGTGGTGGCCGGGGCTCGGAGTGGGAGGAGGGACCCTCTGCGCGCAGACCGGTCCGCCCTTTGCGGACGGAAGGTGGGTCAGTTTCCAGCTGGAGCCCGACACGAGCGAGGGTCACTATGGGTACCTCGAGGGGCGTCGGGTAGAGCTCTTCAGAGTAACCTACCAGAGGATTCGGGGAGTCTTCGGGACAGAGGTGTTCTGGGTTACCCTCGAGCCAACAAAGGAGCCAAGTGATGGAGCTTAAGATCTCTAGGCAATTGGGGGATTGGTCCATCGACAACACGCAGGGAGCCCTTCTCTGTGCAGGACTTATCGAAGAATACTGGCCAGCCTTGGAGGACTGCAATACAGCAGTTTTCGAGATCCTTTGGGTGACTTCCAACCCAGAGGCAAAGAGGGTCGAGTGGGATCGGTATCCAGTTTGTGTAGTAGGTGGTGATCGAGTACATCTCTGTGGAAATACCTGGAGGTGGCTTAGAGAACTCCTTGGGCCATTCCCGTTCTACGTAGCTCTAGGAGCTTCCCAATGAGGCCACCCCTCTCCCGAACGACGATCGACTCGATGCGGCAGATCGCCCGATCGCGGTTCCTCGCGAACCAGCCGACGCTCCGGTTCGAGCCGGAGGTCGTCTTTGACATCGGGTTTACGAGTGCGGTCCAGGCGCTTCACGATCTTGGGCTCTTTCAGGTCGTGGAGCAGCACCGGGAGTGACGAAGGTACTCACTTGGAAGGACTTAAGTTCATGACAACCATTACCGTCGAGATCGAGTTTGACCTCGCGGAGCTGGAGTGGCGTACAGTCGACGCGGACAAGCCTCGTGTTTATCTTTGCTACGAGACGCTCTGTTTTTTCTGGCCAGAGCTTGACGGCCATTCGTGGGCCACCTTGACCGTCCAGGATGTACCCCCGGAGGGATCCCCAGTAGCTCGGTGGAGAAGGTTCGTCCCGGCGGCGTACCCTTACAGTCCTGATCGCCTCTCGGACCATCCGGTCACTCTAACCACAACGACCAGAACGTCCCTTAGAACGGTATTCCCAGAGGCAACGGAGCTCTGGGTCACCGTCGTTCCAAAGGAGAGCCCGAAGTGACCAAGTTCACCCGAGAGCTTATTCAAGACGAGTACAAGGAGTGTTGGTGGACGGAGTGTCGGTGGCCGTTTGTTTACCTCTGTCGGTTCACTACCCTCCGCTTCTGGCCAGCCCTGGGGGACTGCGAGAGGGTTCTCCTGACCGTTCAGGACGAGAAGCCAAAGTCGCGTAAGGGGTGGAGGAAGTTCGTCCCACCAGATAGGCTCTCCGGCAAGCACGTTTCTCTCGGAACGACGACACAACAGACCCTACAACACGTCTTTCCAGGGGTTAAGGTCCTCTGGGTCAACCTGAAGGGGTTACCAGAATGAACGAACACAGGAAGGATATCCAACGGTGCTTTAATTTCTGGTATGACAAAGAAATGACGCTATCTATCTGTGCCGAAGCAGTCGCGGAGCTCTGGCCCATCGTAGGCGACCTGGCCACCATCATCGCCAGGGACGAGCGACCCCACCGGAGCCGCAGGGAGAAATGGAGGAAGCTGGTCCTTTCTCCACGGTACAGACTCTCCGGCCGACCTGTTTCGCTCCTTTGCAACACAGTTTGGACCATCCGTCGTCTCTTTCCAGGGGTCAACATCCTCTGGGTCACCATCATTCCAAGGAGTCCCGCCAGTGACGCATGACCCGTGGCCGTACGTTGTTCCGGTTTCCTACGGAGGCGAGCCGAGGTTCTCGCTCCTTTGTTCCGAGGAGGACTACGAGCTTTTGCTCCCGCTCGAGATTCACCTTCGCCGGCCTCGAGCGAACAAGTGGGTCCCGTACCTTCTCTCGCCTCCCAAGCCCGTCCACCGGATCCCCATCCCGATCCCTCGGATCGTCCGAGCGTTCATGGACCTCGCTCCGGCCGACGCCTTGGCGGTCTCGAGCGAGCTTCAACGCGGGGACTTCGCCTTGCTCCTCGCGGAGCTTTCCGATCGGGAGCGAGTTTACCTCGCGGACCGGGACGCCCTCAACTGCCGCAGGAGTAACATCCTCGGGGGGGATCGGCTCTGGCGGGGGATTCTCGCTCCTCCGGGGGACCCAGATCTGCGGGTGGGCTCTCTCGAGGCCGACCTTCCCGACTTTCTTCAACCCAAGAAAGGAATAGAGTAATGAAGTTTCAGGAGTCCGAGCAGGTCATCGAGTTCACCGAGAGACTGTGCGTGGAGGCTGGGTACACTCCAGAGCAGACGGTCCACTTCCTTTTCTTACTAAGCACGGTGAACAACACAGTGTTGAGCATTCTTTCACTCATGGAGAAGAAGGATCCAAACGGCACCAAGGTGGATCACCTGAACACGGCCAGTCGGGTGATGAAGGTACTTGACCTCGTCTATCGTGACATGATTGAACAGAGTTCAAAGGAGTCCACAAAGTGAGTGACCAGATGACTACGCAAGATAAGCTCGTGGTTTCTATCGTGCAGCGCCTCGCCAAGGAGAACGGGCTCTCCGACCTCCAAGGCACCAACCTTCTCTTCGCAGCGCGACACCTTATGGAGCAGTCTATGCAGTTGCAGTCGTTTTTGACCGGGGAGATTA